ATAATAGCACATAATCCGATTAACTGCTGAACCTAATTTATTGTAGGGTTTGTTTTCCGGAACTGAATCAACTAATTCCGTATATTCTTTTATTTTTACTAATTGTTTTTGAATTTGCTTGATTTCTACATCATATTTTTTAAATTCGACTGGTAAGCCCTTGGTATGATTTACAGTGTCTTTATTCAACGCGGTTAAATACGCTATTTTACCAAGTTCTCTGGACTCAAACTTCATAACACATTCTTCACGATGACTAGTATAATATTCCAAATGCGGACATGGTATGTTGTGTAATTTACAAATATAACGAAGAATAACTGGATGAGCGTTATACATATCAATATCAGTACCTACGCCATCACGCATAAATAATCCTCTAATAGTAGAAGGCAATCCTTGTAATGACCCGCCTGAAAATAAACGCCCCGATACTCCGGTGGAATAAGAATAAATCCGCTTGGTAATACCGTCAGTTTTCAAATTAGTTTGACAAAAATTTTGTAGGATGGAATATTTCGTTTTACACTCTTCTTTTGAATGTTTTTTATCCTTATTCAAACATTGCTCTACAAACTGAGAGTAAGACAATTGCGAAAGCCAATGAATTGGCGTAAGTGGTAGGCGTTCGGTGAGTTCCATATTATAATATTACTAAAGATTATAATTTGGTAATTTCCGCGAATTATTTATTTATTCCTAAATATAATGTATTTTGTTGTTCTTTTTACAACATCGTTTATTTTTATATCAATGTCGGTGGATAAAAACGTATATCCTTGTTTTCTTAGAATACCACGTACTATATTTAAATATGGTCTTTTGCATTCGAAATTCGGTTTAAACGATGAGATTTCAGAGCATGCGAAACACCGTTGGATCTCTTCTTTCATATTCAGTATAGCCGTTTGTTTTTCTGTGTCCTCATCCAAGTCAGATAATAAGAATGAGTTATTCGCGTCTAATTTTAAAATATCAATAATTCTTTTACATATATCTTCGCGTTCTATTTTATATTTATCGCAAAGTTTAACTCGCATGTCTTATATAGATAGATATTATAAAATCTTTAATTCTTTATTACATCATTTCAATAAAAGTTCAAAAAAACTCAATCCTCGCCTGTTCCGCCGCTCCCGTCCGCGGGTCTGCCGGTATCATCGTGCGCCGCCCCCGCTCCACCAAATTCCCCATCCTATAAAGTTCCAAGTCATAAATGATATGCGTGTCGGCATCTTCCGCATATTCTTTCCCATCCACTACCAATTTCCGTAATGTGACCTTCTTCTCGCCTTCATTCAATTTCCGTGTTTTATCATCCACCTCTCCCGCAATATTGGGCTGATATGCGAGTTTTTCTTCATCTGCGCCGATTCCAAAAGAATAGCACTGTAGTCGCTCTTTCGCGCCCGCATTCGCGTGAATCATACAATCAAACGACGACTCCTTCACCGCCGTCAAAATCTGGCGGGTAATACGTTCTTTGATATTCGATATTTCGTAAAGCGACTGGTCGGTGCTCATCGGCGTTACACCATCGGTTTTACTCTTATCAAACATTCGAATATTCAGCGACTCGTCATTATCTTGGGCGATTTGGCGACGCGTAAATCGCATAACATAAAGAAAAACATCCACGGTTCGTAGTTCTTCTGGTAAATCGATATGGCTACAAATACGGCGAGCACGACCAATAATCTGCTCAGTGCGAACAGGGTGCCAGTATGGCTCGGTGATATGAACATACCGGACATTACGCAGATTAATACCTTCCGCACCCGATGCGGTAATCATGAGAATTTTAATTACTTCACCGAACATGTTATTCGTGGTGCGGGCATTTAATTGGTCTGTAATCGTTTTCGGCACATTCTTCCACTTACTATTGAATATATTACGAATAATTTCCTTCTCTTCCGCCGATTCAGTGCCGGTATAAAGCGCGAAGCAGGGGCGTTCCTGTTCTTCGGCGGTCATGTCGATAGTCCAGTCGCCCCCCGCCGATTTAATGATTTTAAACTGTGAAAACCCGTTAGTTTCCAAAATAAGTTTGATAATACCGATACCTTCCAGAGTACGGAATTGACTATAGACGAGATGAAGCCCGACGTGTTGTTTATCGAGGATATTATAAAGAAGGTGGAGAAATTTGGGGCTATATGTCGCGAGTTCTTCGGGTATAAGAAAACTGCCCGCGCTGACTTTCAAATCACGGATAGCCTTCGCAATTGCGGCTTGATATTGTGCCTTGTATTCACTTTTACTGGATGTTGCGGGTTGTTTTTTACCGCTCGCGGCAGCAGCAGCAGAAGCACCCGCCATAACCGCCGCGATAGAATCCGAGTGTTCGCCTGTAATTATCATTTCAGCCTCGTCTTCGCTGTCGTCGGCTGCTTCGCCGTCAAGCATATTTTCGTCCATACGCTCGGCGTGTTCATCCTCATCACCACCAGCGGCGGCGGCGGCGGCGCCCTTCGGTTTTCGCCCGCGTTTCGCTGCCGCGCCTTTGCTGCTGCTGCTGCTGCTACGAGGTTCCATCGTCCGTGCGATACGTGCGGCCAACATATCTGCGGTTTCATGCGCATCGGCCATCGCCCCCGAATCAAGCATCCCGCCCAAGGCCGCAGATTTCTCTATTTCCGCCGCAGAAACTCCATCATCGCCGGGTAGGGGGCGACGAATCGATGGCGGGAAAACGAAATTACAAAATGCGCGCGAAAAAATGCGATACGTGGACGAAACGTCTTCATAGATACCGCCGCCCTCCCCCCCGCCGGCACCCTTTTTGCCTGCCTCGGCCGCCGCCCCGCGCTTCTTGGCCTTCTTCTTCATATTCGATTCCTGATTGCGTTCCAAGTCGCGGACTCGTGAATAAATCGCAAATTGAAAATCGCTCATCTCTGCTTCAACCAAGTGGAAATTCGTGGCTGCGTCATACGTCGGGAGTAATTTCTCTTGTGCGCTGCGAAAATAGGAGGTAAGGCCGAGGATACGTCGAATAAATAAGTCGCGGTTCTTGAATTCTAATGTAGCCGGGTCGATAAAATACCCGTTGAAATCGTCTAATTTATCAGGGAGTGCTGTAAATGGCGTTTGTTTGTTGGTGGATGCCGAGATTACGGAAATACCGTGCTCGCGGAGTTTTTGAATAATTGCTCGTTCAAATGCGGCGTCGGAGAGAAGTCCATTTTCAGTAGCCGTCATATCCATTACGGCGATGCTGCCCGCTTCTGCGCCTCCCGCACCGTCCTCTATCATTTTCGCACTGGGGTCGCCTCGACGAATAACACCGCGATATTTTGATGTAACTGCGTCGTAATCACGGACAAATCCAAACGGATTGCGTGTAATCATGAGTTTCTTATTGCGAGTATTATAGTCCATATGGTCAAATGAAAGACCGATACCTCTGGCAAAATCGCCGCCAGCGGCTGCTTGTCCTGCTGCGCCCTTTTTACCGCGACCCGCCGCCGCACCCGCGAGACCGAAGATAGATTTGAACGTATCGATTGTAATACGACCACTGCCGGCTCCGGCTCCGGCTCCGGCTCCGGCTCCGGCTCCGCCTTCGCCTATCGTGAATACCCAATTGTCGATATTGCCGCGCAAGAGGTTGAATAAAACGGCAATTTCATTTGGATAGTTGATAATGGGTGTTCCGGTCAATAATACCACCTTCGCATTTTGCGCCGAGAGTAAAAAGTGGTAGAGGCGATATGCCATCGATGTAGGATTTTTAAGCTTATTTACGATACGACTCACGAAATTGTGCGCTTCATCGATAATTACTACTGTATTATCGAATGGATTATGCGTATAACCATCGGTCATGCTTTTCAATTTCTCCGCACGAAGACCGTTGTAATTAATGAACTCATATTTCGTATTTATCATTTCATCGATTTGCCGGTCGACACGCACGCGTTGGCTTGGAGTGAGTTCAGTTTCATAGTTACTAGGTTTAGTTACATTTACCATCCAAGCCCCTCCGTTGGCTCGAACGAATGAATCATCGGGGAGCATGAGAATTTGCGATAATATACGCGTGAGTTCGGTATTACCGCGTGATTCAATAAACTCCCAATACTGGTTTTTTTTATACATGAGGTCGCCGCATTTCGACTTCATTTCTTCGATATAATTCATACGAAGAGACGCTGGCGTCATAACAACGATTTTCTTAAATGTTTTCAAGCCTTCAGCGATGGCGATAGAAGAGCAGGTTTTACCGCTTCCTAAACCGTGGAATAGAAGAAGACCGCGATAAGGCGAATAAATATTCAAGTAATCGCGCACGATTTTCTGGTGAGTAAGAAGCGATACCGACGCGGAGTCGTCGCCGCCGTATAACGACTCACATGTGACATCATTTTCGCCAGATGTGAGTTCTTCGCGATAGGGGCGAAATATTGCGTTGACGTATTGGATAAACTTGGCGCGATTATTCATATAAAACTCGGATGCTTGGACTTGAGGTAGCGGTCGTTTTTGCGGAAGACGCGTCGCAACAATTGTATCACCAATCTTGAATGCTGATATATTCACAGTGCTGTCTTCGTTCTCTTTCAGTTTTTTGACGATGGATTTTACGCTCGAAGCGGCGGCGGACACAGACCCAGACGCGGCGGCGCTACCTTTTGGTTTGGGTTTGATGACACGTTTCTTCGGGGCGGTGGGTGGCGGCACTGCTTCTTCGCCTCTTACGACATCGACACCGACACCGACACCGACATCATCAGTGGGGGGGTGCCGTCTTAGTTCTTCAAACTCGGTCGGCTCGTTCGCTTCAGCAATCGCAAGTGCGGCTGATGCTTTACTTCGCTTTACAGGCTCGTCGGTTGGTAAAATCGCACGCTTTCCTAATTTGATAGGCGCGCCCGATGATGACGCCTCCTCCATTTCAGGCGAGATAATACCAAATTCCGGTTCTAATTCATTACGTCGAACAGTATCGGCGGCGGTGGCGGCGGCGGTAGCCCCGAATTTACTAGAAAAAGATGGAGGAATAACGCCGCGATGTGCCGCCGCCAATTTCGCCCTAAGTGCCCGACGGTCGATATCGTTCGCATGAATCTTACTCACAACAAGGCCGCCAGTATTTTTTTTAGGCATCGCCCCTTCCCCTGCCCCTGCCCCTTCAGCCGCCTCCGCCTCCGCCGCCTCCCCTTCCATAGGCAATTCTGGTTCAAATTCGGCATGTCGTGCCCGTTTCATCGTGTCATACCCCGAAATACTTTTCGGTTTTTTCAATACATCGCTCGGTAATTTACGAGAAAAATGAATCGTCACGCCGCCCCCGTCGCCTTCGTTGCCTTTCTCTTCTTCACCAAGTCGCCGTCTAATCGGCGGACGACTTGTAATACCGTATTGTTGTAAGACATTCATATGGATTACTAACATATGTAGGTATATTTATTTCGCGATTCTTGCGATTTGTTTAATTGCCATTTCACACGTAATTTGTTCGGCCTTCTTCTTAATTTTGTGCGTAGCTCGTGCGAAGAATATGAAGGCTTTACCTCCATTCTCATCACAAATGCGATGAACTCCTGCAAATCCATCCGCCAAAGACCCAAACGGAATTGCGGCGGTTGGTTGTCCTATGACTTCATGTAATGGTTGTCCTAAACATAAATACAAGCCCATTTCATACCCGCCTTCTGGATCCCGCGACAATTCAATATAATCGGGCGTTGTCTTAAACTCTTTCTGGATTTTCACTTGAAGGATGTTCTTGTAATTGTCGTCATTCTTGATGAGATTCGTCCAATCGACGTGTCGCTCAAATACATTCTCGATGAAGATTTGAGCAATCTGGAACCCAGGTCCGCATGTAAATACTTTCTCAAACCATTTATCCTCATCGTGAATCGGGACGCGGTTAAAGTCCAGAAACATCGCGCCGATAAACGCCTCGAATAAACACCCCAATTTCTTAAGATTGGTTCTGGTCTTCTTTTCCTCTGAGTGTTTCGATATAATATACCAGCGATGAAGCCCCATTTCGAGCGCGAATTTACCGATGGTTTCGTTTTTGACGATGGCGATTTTCTTCTCCGTCATGAATCCTTCATTCTCTTTAGGAAAACGGCGGTAGAGATAGTATTTCGTGATACACTCGAGAACACCATCACCGACGAATTCGAGGCGTTCGTTTGATTTCGTGTGAAGCGGCATGACGCCTTCCGGGCGTTCCATGAATGTTATATTTTCGAGGTCATTGAGTGCTTTAGGGCGTTTGGTATAAGACCGATGGACGAACGCACGCCGATACAGTTCGAAATTGTGGACTTGCGACGGAACGCCGTATCGCGTGAGGATGCTTTCAACGTCGGCGAGCCCGATTTCCACGTTTTCGGTGTTATATGGATTGAAGATATACCGGCCGTCATCGACGCGTATAATATCGTCGTCGTTGTATATGTTTTTGCCGGTTCGCGAACTTTCTCCGGTGATGCCGTCTTCGGCGATATTTAGAAGTATATTTTCTGTTTCGCAACTTTCTTCGTCAGTCCCACTACTACTACCACCAGCGACGGCGGCGGTGGATGCCTGCGATGTGCGAAGACGAAACATATCCCAATAGTGTATATCTATCTGCTGATATATTTAAGCAAATTCCAATCAATTTTTTATATCGGTATTATTTATAATTAAGTATTATAAAATGGTGTTAAGTGGCCCCAGCAGGATTTCTAGAATTAGGTCGCTCACAAGCAAGGGTTGCCATTTTGGCAGTATGCCCGGTTCCGCCCCCAAGATTGGTCGTGGCACTTGGACGTCCGTGGCGTACCGCCAAGGAGGTATGACGTGCGATTGCTTGGCGAAGATTCGCTTTAATACATGCGCCGAACAGTATGCGTATTTGAAGGAAAAGAACCTCATCTTCAACTGCAAACTTACTGGTGGTATCGGCCGCCAGCCCTTCACGAAGAACTGCAAGGCTTAAGCAGTAGGCGTTCCTTTACAAACAGGTATTTATTTATTTATTTATACGATAATTATATAACAATTGTAATTATGGTAAATAGCAAAGTAGCCCGTCGGGTATTATTTAACAGCACCGGTCCAACGAACGCCATCGGCACTGACACGTCGCATGGTGGCGGCGATAAGAAAGGCGGCGCACCCTCATCTGGAACCGGCCAGATGCGTAGT